TTCTGCTGCGGTTGTTCTTGTTCCAATTCTGTATCCAGCACCACGTAACCTATCATATAAAGTTCCATTATATGGAGAGCCGCTTCTTCCTCCAGTCAAACTAAAGTCAGGCGAAAACCCAACCCCTGTAACTTGAGCTACTGCACCAGTACCAGTTCTAGCAATTGCGTTATACACACTAGTCCCACTCGTAGGCACTTTCATCGGGCCTCTGCGAATTGCTATGTAGATGATTGGCGCATTAGCGGCATTACCATCTATTAAAAATCCAGTTGATGTTGGGGTTGCTAAAGTAAAAGTTGATTCCGCATCAGAACTATTTGCTTTTAACACTGCATCGCCACCACTTGAGTTATTAACAAACCCACGCATGGTGTCCATAATTTGCCAGTCACCAGTTGTACCTGTTCTTTTTATCATTAACCATTGAGGCTCATAACCAAGAGTAACAGTTGCAAGTCCACCACTATCAGTAGTAAAGCCACCACACGAAATCACATTGTCCGTACCAGTTAGGCCAAAGCCTCCTGCGTCATGGGCGAATAGGTAGGCTACATATGTTGCGCCATTGGCGTTTGTACCATAAGAGTTGCTTACTAAAATATTTGTGCTAGTTGGCTGGTCAGCAGAATCCCAATAATAAGATTGAACTGCATCAGTTGCGTTAAGCAATAAACCACCCGCAGTACCTATGCTTCTATGCCAAACAAACCATGACCCTGTTGAATCAGTACGTTTGACGATGACGCACCCTGGAACTGAACCAAGATTATGTGGAACAGACCTATTATTACCCCCAACCCCCGTATAAGTCACAACATCAAAGAACTTTGGTTGCTTGCGGAATGTCCATGAGACATTTTTTCCATTATTTTGATTGCAAAAACTATCAGTGCCAAGAGTAAATCCCGTAGATGTGAAAGCAGTTACATCAAATCCAGTTGCTGTGTATTGTGCATCGGTGGCATTTGAGTAAATTTGGTTACTTGGGCCACGAACGGTATCAACAAGAGTGTGGTAATAGGCCGCTTGTTGACGGTTTTTAATCCAGACCAACCCACCTTTTGTAGATAGGTCAATACTATTGTTTATAGACAATGTTGAGTTGTTTCCTGTATAAAGAAATGTGCTAAAAATTTGTTCTATATATACTGGTTCAACAGGCACTCCCCCTCCGAAAGCGTCATACGAGGCGGCTCCACTGGTAGCTTGTAAAGGCATCTTTATTCCTTGCTTTTGCAGTTGTCAAAATGCCAACGCTTTGCAGTGTTGACAGCGACTAATTGGTTACAGTGAACGCACTCAACTTTGGGCTTTGTTCTTCCCTTTCGCCATGCACTCATTTTAGCTTTTGCTTCTTCAGATTGCTTGCGTCCTTTCATTGGACTTGCACGACCTAACAATGCCTCAGAAGTTTTTTGTTTTGTTTTTTCAGATGGTCTATAAGTTGTAGTCAATCTAGCTTTGGCAATATTAGCCCTACCTTCTTCTGACTTAGGTTTACGCATCTTCTGCTTGTGTTCTTCTGTCATAACACGATTCTTTTGACGCTCAGAAGCAAGGCGTTTATTTTCTTCAGTATGCTTGTAACCTTGAGCACCATCACCACCATCTGTCATGTTAGTCAATGGTATGCCAATATCACGCATTTCAGCAATTAAGAAACATTCAAAATCAATAGCTTGTGCATCAGATACATTTTCTTCAACTTTGGTAATGATTGGCTTCATACCAAGTGACATAAGTTTGCGTATTTTATTTAGCTTCTTTGACTTTCGCTTGGTGTAATACTTAGCCTCATCCAAATGAAACTCGCAACGCTTTCCATGCCCCTTACCAACGTAAAAGGGCATCCCATTTCTAGGGTCTGTCAGCGTATAAACGTAGGCGGTGTTCATTAGGCTTTGAATTGTGTGTTGCTTGCCAAGACTGTGAAAGTCGCACTACCTGTCTTGATAATCAAATAACGATAGCTATCAATGCCACTAGCATTACCCGCAGTAGGCGCACCACCTAGCCAACGTGTCGTAACACCAGATGTAGTGCCATCAACTTGCACAGCAGAGTTGTAGTAAGCAGTAGCACCTTGAGTGACTAAGAAAGCCACAGTCATTGACTGACCTGTGCTCATCAAAGTGTTTAGTGAAGTACCGCTAGAGCCTCTAAAGTTAACTGTCCAGTTAGCACTTGCGTTGCTTGTGTAGTACAAGACAGACTGAGTGGTAATGTCGTAAGCAATTGTGCCAGTTGCCGCTGTTGCTGATACTGTAGCCACCTCTGCTGCATCGTTTAGGACAATGGCTGTTTTACTACTAGAGCCAGAGAAAGTGTTTGTGCCTGTAAAGGTTTGATCTGCCGCAAGTGATACGTCACCAGGAGCCGCAAAGCCTAATGTTCCAGATCCGTTTGTCTTCAGAACATAGTTAGCTGTAGAGTCAGCAGTAGGTAGAGTAAAGGCAGTAACAAAGCTCTGCAAGTTGGAGTCATAAGCCAGCACATCTGTACCAACCGCCACTCCAAGAGCAGTCCTTGCGGCCGATGCAGTAGCACCACCAGTACCACCTTTGGTAATCTTTAGGACAGGGCCAGCATCAAACAACGCATCAATAGAGTCCAGATCAGTATTGATCTTAGTACCCCATGTGTCTGTGGATGCGCCAACTTCTGGCTTTGTTAAGCCTAGATTTGTGGTGGTTGTATCTGCCATGTTTTACCCCTAATAGTCTGAACTTTATACAGAAACTGTTGTCCAAGTTTCGGACACATCTGATTCTGTTTCCCATTTCTTTCTAGCGTTTATCACAACACTAGAAGTATCATTAATTGCTGCTGAAAAATGCTGTATGCGGTTATATTGAATATTTAAACTACTAATATCAATGATAAAAAGAGCGCCAACAGCATCCAATCCACCAGCAGCGGTCATTACAGATGTGTCAACAATTACAACACCTGTACTCGCTATCTTTACTGCACCTACAGATACTGTGCTAGTTGAACTTATCTCAAACTGAGCATCTTTTATCTTCTCACCGCTAACAACTACAGTTGAGGCGTCAACAATGGCAAGCTCACCTAAGTAAGCTCCATAGGAGTATCTACCCCCACTGTAATCGCCACGCCCGTAAGCAGCCATCTTATGCCAATGTTATAGACAAGCTAGAAGCAGGAATGCGGAAAATGTCTCCGTCATTAATTGCTTTTGCAGTAGTCAATGGCGCCCAAGCAAGCAAAGTACCACCAGTTGAAGCAGTAAAAATACCTGCCCAACCAATTGTTCCCCAATTACCACCAGAGGCAGCGGCAAACTCAATTGCGGCAGCGTTGGTAAAAGTAGTTGCCGTACCACTACCTGAGATAGTTCCTGTAACCACACGGGCATAACCATTACCAGATACTTCTGTACCGCCACCAGCATCACTAGGTGCGGCAGTAAATAACCCCACATACCAAGCGGTAGGGCGAGTTGCAGCACCTGTTGTAAACAAGTAGGTTAGTGCAAGATTTTCTGTGTAGTCTGTAAAAGATGACATTTTTTATCCCAAAGAACGGGCACGAACAAGTGGAGTTGAAGAAACAGATGCCCTTTGATCTGCCACCTCAATGTCGCCCAAGGAGTTGATATACATCTGACTCCATACTGGTAGACGTTCATCGTCTTTCAAATATGGTGCAGCCTCCATGAGCGCACCATACAGGTACAAGTCTGGGGCATAAGCTAAAAGCCAGTTGCTTGTGTTTGCATCACTCAACGCAGGAATCTTAGCATAATATGTAAGTTCTGCGCTATATGTAGTATCTGGAGTAGGAATAAATTCTAATTGGCTACCAGTAATTGTGTAATAAACTGGTTGTCCAACAGTAACATATCTCTGTGCTTTTAGTTCATCACCTTGAGCCTCAGTAACAAACTGTAGTCTCACAATGGGATTGGTGTTTAATTGGAACTCTTTAGCTTGTAGCCAATCAGCAGGATACGCAAAGAATGAAGTTTCAATCTGTCCTTCAGCACGTTTAATCATTTGGCGTGTACGCAACTTGCGGTTGAATTTAGCTTCTGCAATAGTAATAAAGCTTGGAATAATAGCCGTCAGATCATCCCGATTGAGATAATCCGCTATTGTTGCTTTAAGCCCTGCAAAAGTATCAAGTGCCATTTTCTACATCCCTACACATTAGTGTGTGTTCATGTTTGTATTCAAATGTGCCAATATGGTGGATTTCTTTAGAAAGATCCTGGTCAACATAAGTTTTATGCCCATTTTGTGCGGCTCTACGGCAAAACCATACATCTTCACCGATGTAGTCTTCCGCAGCGGGAACCCAAGGGATAGCAAACCAAGGATATTCCATAGATTTATAGACTTCGGATTTAACGAGCATTACACCCATTCCGCAGTAGTCTACTTCAACAAGTCCTGTTGAATCGTCCTCAGTATATACCCGATTGATAAATGTTGCATCCATATCTGGAGTATTTTTTTTCACCGCAATAGGTTCTGTCGGGAATCTACGCTTGGCATAGTTTCCACAGACAATACCTATATCGTGTTTTAACAAGCGAATAATGGAATCTTTTGGAAACCGCATATCGCTATCTAGCCACAGGGTATGGGTACACTTAGCTTCAATAGCATCCCTAGCCAAATCCTGACGTTGTGCTGACAACA